TTTTTTGGTTTGCTTGGGATAGAGAACTAAAAACTAAAGCGTAGAGAGCAGGTGTAGATGGCGAAGAACATCACTGGAGTTTGTCGTATTTGGCGAGAAAGGCAGAGCGCTGGTCTTCAAAGGTTGTGGTTAGTTGGGGTTGTTGTGCGGATTTCAATACAGCGTTCACTCTTGAAGTGAAGTCGTTATAAAATTCCGGTCCATGCGAAAAGGCGAAGAGTTGTGCATCGTCCATGTTCGAGTAGAAGAGTTCGTAGGGATCACCATGAATGGTAACCCAGTTCGTGAGTTCATAAATCACTCTTGGCGCCATTTTCATGTGCCAGATAGAGCGAAATTGTTCATCACGAACAAACGTAGATTTGAGAAATTCGAGCTCTTCTATTGGAACGTAGGGCTTGGGTTTCTCTCCTGCTTTTTTGGATGGAGCTTGAGCTTCGATACCGTAAAACTTAAAAACAGATTCACGGGTAACGTCGTTATAAACATCCCTTGCTTGATTGGACACAGAACCGGCGCCGTCGTCACCGACGGTGCATTCACGTGTATGAACATCTTTTTGTTCACAGGTAGCCATTTCTGGCATGTCTGCGACCTCAAAGAGCTCAATCCAATTGCAATAATCCATTTCATTGTGACCTTGTGTGTTGTGTTTTGCGGTTCCGAACTCACCAGAAGCAATGCCTTGAAAAGTAATATAAATTACATTTCCAATGACATGTATCCGGTGAGACATGGGAGAAAGTTCAAGAGTGAGTCGACGTTTTGCATTGTCGGCATCATCATCATGAAAAGCCATAAACTTGTTATCGGTTCGCACCGAATCAGCATAGACTTCAGATGGTAAATTTCCATCCCATTCCGCGACATCGATCATTGTAAAATTTGGATCAATTTCCCTCATCCATTGAATGTATTTTCCAACATCTGGGCCATGCATGTCCATTCCGAGTCCGGAATTGACCTTATGTCCCATTTCAAGTTGAAAAGCAGCAGCGCAACCATAGAGTCGTTTCAAAGTAATCAGCCAAGCAACATTGTGAATGTTGAAAAAGCGGG